CGAGGTTGGCGTGCAGATGGGGCATCGACCTCTTCGTCTCTTGGTGTTTGCCGTCCCCTTCGTCTTGGAACTCTTGGCATAATCACGTCATCGCGGAGTCTGCGCAATTCCGCTAATGCTTCTTGGCGATTCGCTTCGCGAACGGGGTCTATTTCTCTCTGTGGGCGTGGTGCTCTTGGTGCACTTCCACCGCCATCAAGTCTTTGAGCAATACCTCTCAAGCCACCCTCAATACGACCAGTTCGTTGTCCACCCTGTAGACGCGCAATCATTCGTGCGTTACGACGGTCAAGGCGACGCTTGCGCTTGTCGTCATCTCGTTGTTCTAGACGCTCACCAATATCTGCAATTTGGTTAGCAATACGCCGAGCAACACCCCATCCGCACGAGCGACCAAACCTATCTGTAATTTGTCCGCCATAACGAGTTCCTACAGGACAACGAAACCCACCACGACGATTTGTGCCGGGAATGGAAAGGCTCGGATCCCAAACTGCGCGAACTGCTTTGACTTCAAAGTTTGCTGAAGACCGTGTTTGGTCTGATATGAAAGAAGCCGCTTTAAAAGTTAAAACATTCCTGTATTCGGCATTAGAGAATTCCGAGAGAAGAACTTCTGAAATTGAAAGAACAGGGAGAGTTACTAATTCCTGAGAATATTGTGGTTCAGCATTAAGAAAGGCAACTTTCTTGGATGTTATTGAACTGTCAGGACTCGGACCTTCAATTATTTTTGAAGAGTCCATTGTCTGCTCTAGTTCGGCTCTTGTTATTTTAGTTTTGGAGTATTCCTGACGCAAAAATGCAGCGATTTCCTTAGCCGATTCTGTCATCGGTTGAAATTTTGTTCCTTCAGGGGTCGTTGAGACCACCATAAAAGGCGTGTTGTCGCGATTTTTTATAATGAAAACTGATTTCATTGGGTGCTTTCCAAGGAATACGAAGAAGACTTCTGTTCTCCGCCTTTGCCAACGGCGATATTGCTATATGAAAATGGTATCACTAATAAGGACATGGAATTTCAGAGCATTTGTAAATAAATTATTTCAAATTCTTCTTGATAAAGGTTTCATAAATCCAGCGAGGCGCTGTTCTCTCAACACCATCGGTACCCGTGTATGTCACCATCTCAAGCGCATCAGGAATATCACCAAACTGTGTTGAGTACTTAAACGCACCATCAGAGTTGGTAGCAAAATCCTCAATGTTTTTTATGATGTTGTCTTTTGTGCTCGATTCAGCAAGAGCGTTAATCATGCGTGGGAATTTACGTTTCTCGCCGACGGTGAATGCTCGTGACCGTTCAAGACTGACAACAACACCATTCGGTGCCACGAAAGCAATTTTGCTCATAGATGGTCCACCAAGTAGCGCTAAATCGTCTGACGTAATGTCCTCGGGCAACTGAATTGCTCGTATCATCGCGCCTTCAACCATGTCAGGGTTTTCGCTGAACGAGCGAAGAACGGAAGACGAGACGACAGGACGCAGAATTACTCCGTCCCTACGAATCATTCTGCCTTCACCGCGTGGTGCACCTTTCAGGAGTGAGATTGAATCCTTGACAGCAGTATCAAACTTGCTCTTATTAAAAGCACCCGTTCTAGGGATTTGAGCCATCCGTTGAATCTGAATAGTTCTAGCGTTGCTCGGATTTCCTTCTAGAACTTCTGAAAGATTTTCTGCTCGCGCCCCACCTAATTTCGGTACCGCTGCACGAACTGCTCGTGCTAGTAACGCTAAAGGTCCTGGTATTTCAAAAAGTTGAGCACCACAGGTTGAGAAGCGATTATCAGTGAACCTTCCACCAAACTCAAATCCAGCAGGGCATCGTGCCTGCCTATTTCGGTTTGGCTTCAGTCGGCTTAAAGCACCACCGCCACCGCCGGGAACAAGAGCACCGTACACACGAGAACGAATAGGCGATGTAATACTTGACTGATTACCGGGCGTTGCAACAGAACCAACCGCCTGTAGGGCGCGACCAGCAGGGTTGCTAGACCCGATTAAACCTGCTTTTACTTCAATATCTTCTTCAGCGTCTTTTTCAACATGGTAGCCACCGCCTCGCTTTTTATATTCACGAACTAGCCACGCATTAGCGTACGCAGATGGGTAAACATTAAATTTCTTTTTCGCTTCGTCTTTGACACGAGCATAAAGGTCTGTATCTGTTGGAACATTCTCACTCTTAAATGTGGTCACATTTATGGGTTTATTTCCATCACGAACTTCCGAAGTTTCAGCGCGACGCTTTCTCCGTACAGCAGAATCAATTTCCTCCGCCGACATACGCATCGCTGTGGATTTCTTTACGCACTTAGGGTATTTCCCTGAATCAGCATCTCCCCGTCCGCAAGGTTCAAAACCGCCACCCTTTTTTGGACGAGAGATGTCAACCCATTCTTCATCAAACCATTTTCCAAGACCGCCACGCTTTGTTTCATCACCAACGAAAGTCTCTGCACCAAGGCGAGAAACTCGTGTTTTTAGATAAAGGGTCGCCTTGAAGTTCAAAAGTTCCCTGTTTCCATTAAGTGGGACTTTTCTAATATCGGAGCCACTCTTAAAAATAAAATTCTGTCTAGATTGTTCAGGGTTGAAATAAATCTCTTGGTCAAGCACGAGATTAGTGCGCTTCATTAATGTTTTTTCACGCAAAGCAACACGAAAACGCCGAGCAAAAATATCAAAATTTTGGTTAAATGATTCACTCATCTTTTATTGGTTCTTTCGTTTGTTCTGTTTCAGCGATTTCCGCTGGCAAAGTGGCTTTCCATTTTTTCGCTAGCACACGTAAAAGTTCAATATTGTCTGTATCTAAAATATTGGTACTAATACTATAATAGGACATTTTAGGGGTGGCTTTTTGAAGGCTTTCCTTACCTGAAAATGTCAGTCCTTGACTCCTTGGGGTGAAGTAGGGGGTTTTGGAAATATTCGTGCTTGGTGCAACAAATGCGTATCTCATAGGTCATCCTCTTTGGCTGGTTTCTTCAAATTGGTCGCAGTTGATGACGTCTTTTGTTTATTGCCATAAATTTCTTCTGGCTCTATCCCCACGCTCGCGAGAATGTCAGGGCTCATGGGTTCCGAACGAAGAGAAAACATGGCTATCCAAGCCTCCGTATCCATCTTTTCCGTGCGTGAAGGCAATTCCCAAAATTGTCTATGAAACTCTGTTGAGTCAATTAGACGCCATTTATCAAGTTCTGTTTGAATCCCACCATCGTTTAGGTGAAAATATAAAGCGTAAACACGAATCTGCGTATCCACCCCACCCTCAGAAAAATAGCCATCGTAGGTTGGCGACTCAGGCTTCAGACAGGTGTAGACAATCGCCTTATTGACCACCGCTACTGGTATAGGGAACTCTTTTTTATTAATCATGCTATGCAACGCTTTCGGTTGACGGTGGTTGCGATGCCCATTGAATTTCCCTCTGAACATCTTTAAGCAACTGTACGCGCATGCGCTCTGCCCAAATATCAGTGATGCGGTCTCCAGCCTTACCTCCGTCGTATTTTGTGGGGTCACTCAAATCCAAACCATCAGGAGAACCAAAAATTACTTTCGCGTGTGGAGCCTTTTCGGCAACCAACGCCGTGATTCGCTCCATTTCCATAGCCGATATTAAACCATTGAGACTCCGCTCGCTCTCCATTGCAGACGCCTGATTCTTGCCCTGATTACCTTCCGCGTTTTTTGTCTTCCATCCTGCAATTTTTGCACGGGCAACTTCAATCTCGCCCATTGTAAAACCTGATGCAAGTAACTGTTCTGTAGACAAATGCTGGTCTTCAATCTTTTGAATCAGTTCCGCGCCGTCTATGCCGTCAGGGTTAAACCGATCTTTATATTCTGGAAAGAGTCTTCGTGCATCAAATTTTATTTCCTTGATGTCTTGAGCGGTAAATCCCCCAAGAATATTTGATTCCGTAAATTGACCGTTTGGGTTCATGTTCTCTTCGTTGTTTCCCGACGACCTAGTCCAATTAACAAAATCTTGCGTAACATGAGTCCGCAATAGACGATTGATATTGTCATCTATGTCGCTGTCGGTCAAGTGACCAATAATTGCCTCAACTAATTCCTCGTCTGGTGCACCAACCGCAGCAGTGCCTCTTGCTGGATTGAGAATGCTGTCCCTGTGATGTATCGTCGTTCTATCCGCCACCTCTGCGTGAAGTACAAATTCCATATCTCCGTAGCCGATTGCATCGCCAGCGAATGCGCCTTCATAGCCAGCAATTCCACCCGCACCCCTACCGGGAACGGTTAGGTAGTGGTCTGTACTGAACCATTCTTCGCCTTCTTTTAGGTTTTTCTCATCCGTGATTCGCTTCAATTCATCGTCCCAGAAAGTGAAGCGACTAAAGCCATACACTGGACGAACACCAGAACCATATTCCGCCCCAACGCTTGCTTCAAATTTCCCACGGTTGCCAAGCAGGGACGTCATAGCCTCACCAACTTTGGCATCCAATGCACCTTCCGACATTGGACGATAACCATCTGTTAAATATGCTTCTAGATGCACCCCTTTAGCCCATACTGATGCTTCGGGTTTGCGTGCTTTTGCAATTATTAATGCGGTCTGTTCAATCGCCTCAATTACTTCTTCATCAGTGTGTGTGAGGATGAATTCATGCGTTTTGGGGTCTATCACCCTATTGAATGGAAATCCTGAATCGTTTGTCTGTGCGCCCGATTCAATCATGAGGCGAAGGTTGGAAATCTTTTTCGCCATCTGCTCCCTGCGTAACTTCTGACGCTCTGTCAGTGTCCTAATGGCTGTGGGGTAGTAACCAGTATCATTTATCTTTTTGATGTATTCGTCATCAACGCGCCCCCACTTTGGAGCCATGGCGAGCATTTCAGCATTAAACTCTCTAATTTGCGCAGATGTTGCATGGTCTGCTTTTGGAAGTTCAGTCAAATCCGAAGCGTCGCTAAGTTTCCCGACAGCACGGTCAATATTTTCCGCAACACCTGAAACCGCTTCCGCAACAGCGCGTGCAGCAGTCTCCGCACTTGGAACCATGCAGTTTGACATTTGTAAGTCAGTAAATTGATTGGCATTGGGGGTGCCGGGTGGGCAACGAAGTTTCCCTAATGAGTCAACGATTACACCAGCGGCACGGGCGGCACGAACTCCAACTGTTTGTAAACCATCATTATCTTTGATGGTAGGTCCGAGAAAACCCTTAAACAGTAGGACATTTTCTTGGACAACCGAAATTGAGTTTAGATACTCAAAAACTCTCTCGTTTGCGTCAAAAGCACGAGACGACTTAATCATCGTCTCCTCCGATTACTCTCTAATTGATTCAGACGATTGGTTGATTGTCGAAAGTTGAACCACATCTTCATCGTCTTCATCTTGTTTTTTAGAAGCCTTCTTGGATTGTGTTTTTTCTTCCGACTTAACTTCAACAGGTAAATCTTCCTGTACGACGACCTCTTCAAGAACTTCTTCAACAACCTCTTCAAGAACGGGTGTAGTTTCAACTACTTGTGTTTCAGCCTGCGGTGTTTGCTCCGAAGGCATGAAACCCGAATCGAGGGGCTGACGTTCTTTTCTCATTAAACTTCGCCGAAGCCTGTTTCAATCTGAAGCATTTCAAGTTCCATCAAGTTGCTAAGGAACTGCTTTGCTTCGTCATCAACAAGAACTTTTTCTTCCGAAGACCAAGATTCTGGAATCATGTCTTCGCGGTCAAGTTCTTGTGCACGCTTCATGATGTGCATTTTTGCTTTCGCTTTATCTGATGCACGACCATAAGCCATGATGGCGTTCTTCAAGTCTTCTTCATCTTTGATTGGGAAAGAACCATCGCTGAGAGCCATTCCGCCCTTAGCCATTTCCATACGCTCTTCTTCGCTATACATTGCTTTGAGTGCGATATCGGCAATCTCTTCGTCAATGTCCGATGCTTCGTCAGCGTCATATTCGTCATATCCGAGGATTTCGCCATCTACGCCAACATAGACATCGTATGACTTTCCATCAATGCCTTCAATTTCAACAGCGTATGCGTCGTATCCGTCAAACATGTCTGCATCAACGGAGACAACATCTCCCTCAATTGACTTTGTTGCAATAGCAGATGCTTCACTGAAAGAAATAACTTTCTGACCCGGAATTGTTGCTACTTCACCGATTAAGTCCTCATTGAGAAGGTGCCAACCCATGCATTCGCCACTTGTTCCATCAAAGTAAGCCTCAACAGGCTTTCCATCTTTGCGTTGAACATCAACAACAAAAATGTCAACTTCATCTGCGTAACCAGAGTCCAAAACTTTTCCTGCGAACATTGTTTCAGCCATGCCCTCAACTTCAAGAAGGCTCGGCATTGTGTCTTGCTGTTCACATCCACCTGGGCATGATGCACAGATTTGCGAACCACCTGCATAGACTTTCCGCTCAATTGCGCACACGAAAGCAAGGTCGTCGTAGTCTGCTGACTTTACGCCCATGGTATCCATGCGCTTGGCGCGAGCCTTCTTGCGTTGCTCCATCATTTTCTCGATTTCGCCGTACATTTTTTCTTCTTCGGCGTCCAAGTCGTCCGGCATATCGTCTTCGCCGTACATTTTTTCTTCGTCAAGAACTGCCATCATTGGCTTTTTCTTTTTCTTTGACGGAGCCATCGGCATCCCTGAATCACCATGCATCATTTTTTCTTCAGATGCAGTTACCCATTCGCTCTTTTCTCCTTGAACAGGAGTGGCTGCTTCTGGTGCCATATCAGAAGGGACGGCTTGTTCTGTCTTGGTGACAGCCTTTGCTCCGCACTTGCCGCAAACTTTCGCACCGGGCTTGTAGCCACAATCCTTTAAATCCAAACCTTTGGCGCATTCAATTCCGCCGTCAGCAAGAAGTTTTACTATTGGTGTCGTATTTTCCATGTTTGTGGACTCCTTATAGTGCATTGTTTTTGCAATACACCTTGATGGATTAGAGCAAACAGAGCATGGTGTCAGACGTTTTTCGCCCGACATCAAACACTGAAACTTTGCTGTTTTTTGTGGTAAACCTGTTATTGAAGTATAACTCATAATAGTGTTTTGTTTTCGTTTCAAATGCAACACACATTTTGTGAAGCATTTTTTTTATTTACAGAACATCCATCACATTGACGAGAGCATCAAAGGCGTCATCTTCAAGGTCGCTTAAATCAACCTTCACTCCGTCTTCGGTTACTTCTGACTTGATTTGGTAGTAATCCAAAACTGGATCAAGAAGGTCTTTCAATTCGTAAAGTGAACGCTTGTCCGAGGAGATGGTCATAGTCTCTTCCTCAGTGTAACCAAATGATTTTGCTTGCATATCGGTTGCAATACCACCAGCACTAAGGACTTCCTGCAAAAGATTGAAAGCATTTTGAAGTTTCAGCATGTTGCGCGAATTGATAACACGACCAGCCTTGACCTCAATGTCTTCGTTGGCGTCCTTGCCCATCAACTCCGAAATAGCAGCCATTAACATGCCAATCATCTGCTTTGGATTTTTATCTCCGCCACCACAACCGCAGTCATCATCGTCGTCAGAGTCTCTGTGGTACGGCATTTCGATGATGCCACCATTGTCATCATCGCCTTCCATGACCCAGTTATCTTTATCAGCCATGTAGTTAATAAAGTCAGGCTCGGCATTCATGAATTGCTTCAAAGCCTCATATGCCTTTTCGTCGGCTTCGTCATCATTTTCAAACTGAACATCTTCCATCTTCATGGTGTCTTCTGTTTCGTCTGATTCAGCCAAGCGACTCGCCATAGCCTCCATCATCTCGTAGCCCTTTTCTTCCGATTCAAGGAAGTCAAAGACCGACTTGATTTCGTCTTCGGTCATGGTTTCAAGTGACTTGCCGGGTTTCAGAACTCCGCCAAGGCGGTTATTGAATTCGTTGTCATCCCAGTTCAACTTGCGTAGTTTTCCACGACAATTCTTCATGCCGGGGTGATGGCAACCTTCGTTCGGCCAGAGACCAGTGGTTTCGTGATGTAGCCATGCGCAAATATTGCTTAATGGGTACAGTTCGGGGTGGTTGGCAAGAATTACGCGACAACGGCGGAATCCACCGGGTTTGCGCATAATTGGACGCCAGTAGCGAAGGAGTTGTTCAAGATTTCCACGGCGAGGTCCGTATCCACGGGTTCGCGCAGTGACGATTTCTTGCGGAATGATTCCACCAAGGGGGTCTGCTTTTTCTGGTGATTTTGGCTTAACACCCATGGGGACTTGTGGGTCAGCGTCAAGGCGGTAACGGTCTTCGTAGCGTCGTTCTGCGTCTGAACCGCTAGGAACATTATCTGAATCTGCGTTCACATAAACGGTTTGTGGCTTTACTCGTGTTGCGTCACCAAACATGAATTGATTATTTTCGAAATGGTATGAAACACGCATCGTCATGATGCCTTCACCCTCTACACGGTGGTCAAAAATCACGCTATTTGCGTCTGATTCCCTTATTTTAACGGCTCCACCAAACTTTTTGGCGAGTGCGTATGGCAGGTTCTCCTGACGACTACGCGATGGCATTGGCGCATCTATGGCGTCGTTATCGTATTCATCGTCTAGTTCTTCTTGTGGCTTATTGCGTTGCATGTTGCTCGCCATGAAGCGTGCGAGAAGTGAACGACCCGCTTCGGTGATGTTGCCGTTTTCATCGCGCATCTGACCGTTTGAGTCGTTTCCTTCAAAGGACTTGATTGAGATTGTACCTGTAAGTTGGTTTGCGCCGTGAAGTACAGGACTTGCCTCATATAGTTCAACTTTTTTGAGTACATTTGCTTGGCGTTGTGGGTCAAAATCTGCATCAATGGTTTTGTAGCCAATTGACCACTCTTGCTCTTCGCCAAAGAAGGCAACATCTGCGAAAGCCTGACGTCCTCGCTCAGATTTAAGGTTAAATTGAACTTTTGCGTACAGTCCACCAATGCCAGCGGCACGCATTTTTATTGGAAGTCGTGGGTCAGACGGTGGAACTTCGTACATTTCAAGTACTTTTCCGATTGGTTCATTCCAATTGTGACCCCAAACGACACGAGGTTTACGCCTTTTAAGGCTCTCAGTGAATGCACCCGGAACGATGATGTCGCCAACGCTATCCTTGTTCCCAATGCCTGCAACGAAGCATTCAACGACACCAAGCGCTTCGTCAATATTGAATTGACCTTGGAGTGCTTTGTATTGCTGAGAATCTACTGCGGTGTTTGGCATGGTGCTCCGATGAAAAGTTGTTTACTTAACAATAAACTATTTAGAGCCCCAAAAAAGGAACACTTTAAGTATAATGGGCTTGTTTTACTGAAACTACTCTTTATTGAAGCCGAAACGCAAACGGCAACGACAGTTAAATGTGAGAGCAGGTGGTGCTAAAGGGTCACCCGGAAAGCGCAAAACCGTACCGTCAACCAAGAATCCGTCACTAAAATCAACCGTATTGCCCTCTAATGTCTTATGAGTACTGCGAACGCGGGAATCTTTTCGTGTAATCCAAGTCTTCGTCAAGCCAACATTGTTTTCTTTACCAGCCAAGAACACTCCGCCGTTGTATGAAGCCTGAGCCTCATGTTCAGCAATATCCCTGCGACGCTTGGAAAGAAGTTTGAGGAAAATTGCTATTAGCGCAAGACGCAGAAGAACAGAACGCTCTTCTTCGCTTTCTTCCATCAACGCAACGGCTATAGCCGCTCCAATTTCTTCGGCGGTAGAAGCATTAGCCATTTGCATTCTCTCAACCTGCTGTTGGGCGAGTTTTTCAACTTCTTGTGGTTCCATGACCACATTGCTACTTGTCCTAGAAGCAACATATTCTTTAGCCTCTGTATAGATTGCCAAAATGATTGGTTCTAGGTCGTCGGCAAGTTGTTTGTTCCAAACCTCTTGGTCAAAAACCATATCTACGGTAAGAATTCCCGTGGATAGCGCTTTTAGTCCACGCTTGCCAAAAGCCTTCTCCATAACAACACGCTGTTGTCTTTCAAATATACGCTCAAGCGCACGGTCAAGTATTTCAGTCCATCTGTCGGTATCTGCGTCTGCTTTAGTTTCAAGTTCCTGTACGAACTTCAACTGCATTTCTTGCTGAATCTTTTCAAACTCTGATAACTGTTGGTCGGGTGTCAGTGTTGCTGTTTCAGGAGCGACCCCTGCTTGAGTGTCAGGAATCTGTATCTCTGATGGTGGAGCAGGAGGCGGAACCTGCATTGCGCCTTCCTGTGGAGGCAAGCCTTGAGGCATGGCATTCGGGTCAACACCAGCCATATCAACAGGCTGTTGTTCTTCAGGCTTGAAAGCCTTCTCAGTGTTGGCAATAGGGGTGAGGTTCGGATTGGACAGAAGACTGTCTGCAAGTTCAGATTCAACCTTCTTGCGACCTGTGGCGGTTCTGTATTCGTTGAGACTGATAAGACCTTGTTGGAATTCGTCCATCACATAGCGTTCGCGTTCCTGCTTTGCAAGAATGAGAATGGGAATGTCTTCCGTATCAAAATCAACATAATACTTTTCGTCAAGTTCATCAAATGCTCGCGCAAGAGTATGAAGGTGAGGAGCCATTGTCTCCATCCAAAAGACACGCAACTCTTCTGACGCATTTGAGAATGTTCTTCCTGATGCATTACCAATGACCGACTCAGGAACACCAAAAGCCGCAAAGATTTCGTTCTTTTGAAGTTCGCGCATTTGGGTGTACGCGGCATCTCTTGGTGAAGCAGAAGTATCTATGTAGTCAACGCCATCTGATGAAGCAAGGACGGTTGTTGAGCCAGCACGAGAAAGGTTTCCACGGAATCGGTTCTTCAGTTCCTGCTTGTCATCATCTTCCATGTCACCACGAACCACAAGTAGTCCACCCGGACGACCATCATTGATGAGGTAGTTACGGTTATAGAGTTTAGACAAGTTCTCTAATTCAATTGCAATACCAGCGGATTCCATAGGAGTCATTGAGAGATACGGGTCTAATGGGTGTGGGCGTCGTATCCAACAAACATCTTCTGGCTTTAGAACAAACTTCGTTCCGTTGCGCATGTCAACTTCAAAGCCTTGAACAAATTTCTTGCTGTCAGGAATTGGTGCTGTGTACTGTGGCGGAAGAAGTTGCAACGCAATTATTTTTCCGTCTCGGGAGCGAACCTTTTCAATAAACACGCCTCGCGTGCTCATCAACAATTGAGCAGAAATTCTGTATCTGAAAGCGAAAGAGTTTTCACCGTCGTTTGACTTTGAATTGAAAATCTCAAGTAGCGATTTGTTGTCCTTTGTTTGTTCTCCGCGCTGGTCGTTACCTTTTCGCAGAATGACAGGAAGTCGTGCTTGGTTTCCTGCAATTGCGTCTATGCAACGGAATACCCAAGTAACTTTTTGCATACCTTCTCGGTATGCGCGGTCAATGTCCCATCCGTCTTTGTATGGTTTCCCAACTCGTCCCATGTCAAAAGCGACAGGGGCACCGGGGTTGGACATTGCTTTTTCAGCACTGTTTCTTAGATCTTTATTATTGTCGCTATTCCAAGCCATTATTCAGATCCCAACAGGTAACCATAGATTCCACAGGTTACTCCGAAGGCAATTATGCCTGCTGGTGGGAAAATGAGACCCGTACCTATCGAAATTCCTGTGACGAATAAAACCATCAAACAGTTTGCAAGGTTGGGGCGGGTAAGGGAATATTTAAATTTTCGGAAAATGTCCATTGAGACCATCACCTTAGCAAATGAGAGACCTCTTTAATACTACATTATGTATGTACCGATATTTACGAGGACTGATGGCTGACTGGGATAAAATTTATGATTACCTCCAACCGAAGGAGTCGCTCTTCTGCCCTGAAGAGGCTTCTCTAACGCAGAAAGTTTTTTTGCGTAGTTACTCGCTTGAGGGTTTATTCGGTGGTGCCGCAGGTGGAGGCAAAAGCAGTGCACTACTGATGGCGGCTTTGCAATATGTGGATGTTCCAAACTATTCAGCGATTCTCTTCCGTCGCACCTACGCCGACCTTTCCTTGCCGGGTGCTCTCATGGATCGTTTCCGCAGTTGGGTGTCGGCGTATGACGATGTTCATTGGAACGCCAACAGTTATGTTGCTACTTTCCCGTCGGGTGCGCGAGTTTCCTTCGGATATTTAAATAATACTAATGATTACTTGCGTTATAAAGGTTCCGAATTTCAATTTATTGGCATGGACGAAGTCACAGAAATCCGCGAATCTGACTACAGGTACATGTTCTCCCGTCTCCGCCGTCCTGCGAGTGGACCTTTGTCCAAAGTCCCTTTGAGGATGCGTTCAGCCTCCAACCCTGCCCCTAATTGGGTTAGACAGCGATTTATTGTTGAAGGTAAAAATGAGCAGAGATTTTTTGTACCATCATTTTTAACTGACAACCCAGGAATTGACGCAGAATCGTACCGTCAGGCTTTGTCCGTTCTTGACCCCGTTGAGCGCAGAAGGCTTGAAATGGGTGACTGGTGGGCAACCACTCTTGGAACATTGTTTGACAGAACCGATTTCCCTATTATTGACGGTTCCGATGTGCCCGAAATCACAAGTAGCGCTAGGGCAGTCAGGTATTGGGACTTAGCGGCAACCGAGCCTCATTCAGGCAATACCGACCCCGACTGGACGGTAGGAACCTTGATGCTTTTTGACCAAGGAATCGCCTACATCATGGATGTTCGTAAAATAAGAGCGAAATCAGACAAAGTTGAAGCATTTATCCATCAAACAGCCCAAGAGGACGGAAAAGGTGTAACTATCCGTATGGAGCAAGAGCCGGGCTCTTCAGGTAAGGCACTTATTGACCAATATGCACGATATGTAGTGCCGGGTTGGGATTTACAGGGTATCCGTTCATCTGGAGACAAGGAAACAAGAGCGAGACCATTCGCAGCCGCTGTTGCTAACGGCAATGTTCGCTTAGTGAGAGGAAAATGGATTACCGATTGGTTGGACGAAGTCTCGTCCTTCCCAGAGGCTTGCACCCATGACGACCAAGTTGACTCTGCCGTCGGAGCCTTCACATTTTTGACTGGATTGGGGTTGCCTCAACGAAGGAAAGCCGTTATCATCGTGTGAACTAAACCTAGTTCCTGAAAGAGGAAATGTGGAATCCAAAGACCTATTAGAACTTATTGAATTCCGTAAAGCAATGATTGCCGTTGGCGATAAGGCTTTACAGAACCTAGAGCAGGATGATGAGCAATTATGGTGTGACACACTTGTTTTGCTTCACGCCATAAAGGGCGACATTTCGTCTATATTTACCCAGTTTTCCAATCTTTTTGCCGAGAAAATTGAACTGTCCGAGTATCAGTCTTCTAACGGTCAGTTGATTGAGAAGAAGTCAGCATTTGACCGCAAGGGATGGAGGCACGAAGATATTGCTTCTGAAGTCTTGCGTAGATTGCGTGACCTTTCCGTTGACATGGATACGGGTGAAGTGACAATGTCTGATGAAGAAATTGCCATGAAACTTCTTGATTATGTTCAGCCCTCTTATTGGCGCATTAAAGAGTTGTCAAAACTAGGAATAAACGCAGACCAGTTCTGTGAAGTCGGAGAACTAAAAACAAGCATTATCGTGCGAAAGGAAAAAATCTAATGAACGATATTTACCAACAACTAACCGAACAATTTCCCCCCGAGATGGAGAAGCGCCTCAATAAAGGTGGTGCAAGTTTGGTCTACATCCCTATTAGTGAAGTTATTACTCGGATGAATAAAATCATCGGTGTAGAAAACTGGTCTTTTATTGTTAAAGGTTGGGAACAGGTAGGAACATCAATCGTTGCTCATGTATCAGTAACAGCAACCATTTTGGGCAATACCGTCACTAGAGAAGGTGTCGGCGGGCAGAAAATCAAGTTGACCAAACAGGGTGAGCCTGTTGACATTGGAGACGAAGTCAAGGGTGCCGTTTCGGATGCTTTGAAGAAAGCGGTTCAAACACTTGGTATCGGTCTGTATCTTGCACGGTCTTATGAAGCGATGGAAATTGAGCAGGTGCTTGACGCACCAGTTGCCCTTCCTACCCCTACCGTTTCTCCAAAGTACACACAGTTCAAGTCTATGCTTGAGGGTAATGATGAGTACAAAGCAAAGATTAAAGATTTTTGGGGTCACTATGGTGGTGGACGACCAGTTCCAAAGCCATCAGAGTTCACAGAAGAAGAACTTGACATCTTGATTGCTGAAATTGTTTCGTACAGTTTCCCCGGCGCAACAGTCGTGGAAACACCTCCTGTCAAAAAGCAGAAGAGTACTGAAATGCCTTCTCGCAGAGACCTTGACTGATGTGCTTACTGCTCCCGAATATCTTTCACCAAGTTCCATAGGCACATTCCATCAATGTCCGTTGAAATACAAACTTTCTCGGATTGACGGAATCAAGGAACCACCAACAGAACATACGCTTTTAGGCAATTATGTTCACTCCATTCTTGAGGAGTTTTATCGTCTTGAAGCAAGTGAACGGAATGTTCTAAGCGCAAGAACATTGTTTAGAAACATTTGGGAGGATTACTCTCAAGATGTCGTGAATATCTACCACGGTAAAACAGAGAGCATTTCACAGTTCAGGTTGCGTGCGCGTTACTGCGTAGAGAACCTTATGGGCATGGAATCATCACAGACCATTGAATTTGATGGAATTGAAACCGAACTTAACCACGCTGTAAGCGGTGTGAAAATAAAAGGTTTTATTGATAGGTGGGCTATTGGTGACGGCAAGATAAATATTGGCGATTACAAGACTGGCAAAGTTCCTCAGCCACGATTCCGTGATGATAAATTTGACCAACTTTTAATTTACGCAATTATTTTGTCAGAAATAGAAGACAAAGACATTGGGACATTGGAATTGCTATACATCAAAGATAGCGTTAAATTGACCAAAAACCCGACAAAAGAAGATGTTACAAGAATAACTAACATGTTAGTTGAGACAAGAAATGCCATAGATGCAAGATGTGAAACCGAGGTCTTTGAAACCAAGGTCGGAGTCTTGTGTGGATGGTGCCACTATAAACCTATATGCCCTGCATGGAGTAAGAAGAACAAATGAACGACGAATCATTCGCACGCCTAGTTGCTGACGATGTAAAAAATAAATCAACCGAAGCACAAAAAAAATATCTTCAGTTGCCTGAAAATATCACAAGATGGCGAAGGGCTCTTGAGTACCTAGATTCAAATCTTCAGGAACAGATAAAACAAATTAATTCCTACGAGACACTAAAACTAAAAGAATTTGAACTTTTGGGTGAAGAAGGAACTGCCCTAATTGCTGAAACATCAGCCAATTTCACTGCTCGTAGGTCAAAAATTGAACGCTTTGATTTTTTTGTCAAAGCGAAACTTGATGAAGTATCAAGATTCAACGCTTTGTCCCCTAGCGATGGTTCTTCGCAAAATGCAGAAGACTTTTACCGTAGGGCTATCCGCAAATGGTGGTCGCTCATGGAAGACTTCGAAATGGAAACTACCCGCATTGACGAGGCTCTCTACGCAACGCTTGACGGCAGGTGGGAATTTGAAGGATTAACCCAAGATAATGTCTTCGGTGATTTTGAAGATTAAGTAGAATAGTGACTAGGCAAAGACTATTTCTTGACATTTCTTGTGTTGACGCCGCTCGTGAACGGTTGCGTCATGTATACGACACCTTTGACACTGTTTGTTACCAATTTTCTGGTGGTAAAGACAGTACAGCGATTATCTACCTTGCGAAAGAAATACACGAAGAGCGAAATCTCGGAAAAGTAAAAGTTATTTTTCGTGACGAAGAAATGGTTAGCCCTACGGTTGTGTCTTTTGTTGAAAAAGTCAGGAATTACGATTGGGTTGACATGGAATGGTATTGCCTTCCATCAGGTCAAGAAATATGGGTTCTTGGTCGGCGTGAGTATGTTTTGCTTTGGTCTCCACAAAGAAAGGCTGAAGGTCGTTTAGTTCGTGAAATGCCTGAGTGGGCTATCAAGGCAGAACACTTTGGTTTAGACCCGTCAAAACCCTGTCCTAATCTTGTTGACTACTACACGATGCAGGGCAAGAAGGGCAGAACCGCATTCGTTATGGGTGTCCGTGCCAACGAGTCAATGGTCAGGTACAGGTCGTGCGTACAGAAACTTCATGAAAACTACATTGTTTCACCTTTTCTTTTACAGAAATCAATACCTCTTAAATTTGCCAAAGTCATTTACGACTGGACAACCGAAGATGTCATGAAGTTCATTATTGATGAACATAAGGCTGAATATTGCGAATATTATGATTTGGCAGAATTGACAGGTAGCAACAGTCGTGTTGGAATTCCTTTACATTCTGTTGCAATTAGACGCATTGGCGATGTCGTTGCTACTGAGCCAGAGTTTTACGACCAGTTAGTTCGCTGTTTTCCTCAAATTGATGCTCAACGGAGATATTGGGCTGACTTTGATATTGAGAGTTTGATTCTGAACTATTCGTCCATGGGTTGGGATGGTGTATCTCAATGTATTGATGACCACATGCTGACACCCGGAATGCGATTGGATGCATTGAAGTTCGCTTCTGCTTTCAGAAAAAAAAGAGCAGTAGACCCATTTGGTTTCCCTCTCGAATACTTGATTAGAACGCTCTTGTTAAACGAATTTCATCAGTCAACACCAACTCCTGTCGGACCGAAAACGAGGGCACATACGATGCGTTTGAAGGCGATAGAGGCTGGCGAGGATTACTAACATGAGGAGAATTTATGGAATTAACTGAAGTTAAAAATAAAGTCTTAAAAATCCCTAAGTGGGGTTCTACAAGCATTTTAAGACCAGAGAAAATGCTTCTTAAACTTTCTCTAATTGAACATGGTTGGCTACAGCCACTAGTTGTCAGGCTCTCAGATAAAACAATTATTGACGGCTATCAGAGATATCTAATATCCATAGATGACGAGAAGTTTTTAAAAAAGTATGGTGACAAGATTCCTGTCATTTATCAGGATGTTGACGAAATTGAAGCAATGGTGATGCATGTTCGTCTAAATAGGGCGCGTGGTTCCGTCAATTCGTACGGTCTGAGTAAATTAGTGAAAAGAATTGTTGCTTCAGGCAGGTACGAAGAAGATGATTTGGGAAACCTGTTCTTGATGCATGATGACGAGGTTGATTTGCTTAT